TTTCTTGTCATCCATGGCTTTCCTTAGTTCGCCTAAACCAGCACCAGTGTTTTCTAAATAAGCTACCTTTGCTTCTTGATTGGTTGTTGCTATACCACCATGAGCACCTAATGATGCAACATTAACTTCTTCAGGAGCAAAACCTAGCATGACAGGGGTAGGGGTAGCACTTTGTGCCATGCCTACTTCATACTGAGCTGAGTTGTTATAGATACCAAAGCTTAGGTCTACTACACCATTAATCAAAGGTTCTCCACACTCCCAACCAGTGCCATTTTTAGAGAATATATAAAATGGTATGAAATCTATTGGCTTACCACCAGCAAGTACTTCATATTCTTCTACAAGAGTTCCAGCGTCTTGATTTGCTGTGCTATAAGATTTATATTTAGCGTAGTGATAAGTACCCATGTCGACGATATGCTCTTGGTCTGCAATAGTTCCATTGTAATTTTCGTTTTCAATAATATCGTAAGGGTTTCCGTTTGAATTTTTAAGGCTTAGCTCAATATAATAAGTCTGTTTTCTTGTGTTCCACTTATCAGCTGTAATATCATCATATTCTTCGACTTTAAGTATGACGAACTCAGTTATCTCTTTACCATTAATAAATGATGATCGCCAATTGATGACTGATTCAAAAGGGAAGCTTCTTATATAAGGTTTTTTATCAATATCTGAATAGATAACAAAGCTAAACATTCTATTGCTAGAGACCATTTCTTTAACAGTTTCCTGAGCCCAAGAAGTAATATCACTACCCTTGCCATCAAAGTTACTCTTAAGATGCTCTAATGATTCAGGGTCAGAAGATACATTAACGTTCTCTTTAAATAACATGCCGTTGATGGAGTCTATCATTTTCGCTGGATAAGGTTTCCATATTGCAGCATTTTTATAGTTTTCTAGGATTGCATTGTATTCAGTTGGTTGTTTAAGTCTTAGTTTAGTTAAACCCTCAGGTTCGGCAAAATAAGTACTAAAATTATTTCTTACAGAGTCTTGCCCTTCTATTGCGACTCTATTTTTAATCGCTCTAGACACATTGTGAGCGTAATCAGGATGTGTTGTTGTTATTGGCATCTGCCCTCTTAAGTTAATCGTATCGTTTTAGTTTTATTCTTTCCGTTAATTTCAGAACCTATTGCGTACCTTATTGCATCCCAGCAATGATCGTTTCCAGACTCTAGTTCAGGTTTAACTACACCATCCCTATCCAACTTGTAGCACCATTTTAACGCTTCGTTGTAAGTAAATTGACATCTTTTGTGAATATGTATGGAATTAAGCCCTTGAAGGTATCTTATACCTGCAGAAATGCTACCATTCCACTTGTCACACTTTACTGCATTCAATCCATTATTTCTTAGAGTCTTGATAGCTATAGAACCAATTCCAGCAAAATCACAACTTATTTTAGAGTTTGGATGATCTACACCTTCTAGTTTTTTAGAAAAGTCAACTAAATTGTTTGGAGCTGAATTTGATGTTATATTGACTTTAAAATCATCACTATAAACTTCTTGGTCTATATACAAATCTCTATCAATAATAAAACACCTGACGCCTGCTGTTGGGTCATTCTCCAACCCAAAGTCCATTCCATAAAAAAATGAAGTATACTCACCAACTGCTGGAGAGTTAAATTCCTCGTAAAACAGCCTCCTTTCTCTTATTAAATCGCTCAATACTAGATTATCTCTATTCATCATAGGTTTACCCAACCAGATATGATTAAAGGCGTCTATGTTGTATTTTTGTAACCTTATAGCTTCATCTACAACTTCTTGACTGACAAATGGGTTATCATGAAATTGAACTTCAACTGCTAGAGAATTTTTAGGAGGTGGTTCTTTTGCTATTCTTCCATTGGGTTGCTTTATTCTACCAGTGACAAATTTACTGTAAACTGCTCCGTATGGGTCATCTGGATTCATTGTGTAAATAATCTGATTTTTATTATAGCGAATGAATGTGGGTATAACTGTTTCTAGAGTTTTGCTAGAGATAGATTGGGCTTCTTCAATCCACAACAAATCGGTTTCTTCATAACCTTTAATATTATCGTAGTTGTTCCAAAAAGATATGAAGCTTATTTCTGTTCCAGTCAAAGAACAATACATTTTATTATTTTTGACTGTCCATATCGATTCCTGCTTTAGTCTAGTTACTGTGTTCTTCAAAAGTCTAAATGAGCTTTCTTCTATCGAACTCATATTTTCACGACCACAAACAAGCTTAAGCTTACACTTACTACCCCAGGCTATGAAATGATGAGCTAAAGCCCAAGATTTAGCACCAGCACGACCACCATAATATATCTTATGTTTGAATCTAGGGTCTAATAGAGTATCAAACCTTGGAGAGCTATAATGCCATCCACCCCTAAATTTTGGTATCTCTATAGTGCCATCAGGGCTAAGCATCGCTATCACCATCAACTAATTCATAATCAGCGTCAATACTATCGCTTATTTTAGCTACTGAGTTAATGCCATCAGTATATGCCATTAGTTCATCAATGTTCTGAGGCATACCAACTCTAATAGAGTTATCAAAATCTTCATCAATAGTTTCTTCAACATTCTTCTTCCATAAGGCTAGCAATAGTTTATTGTCGCCTTTAAGATTAGTATTCTTGTCACCCATTGCCCTGCGAAACATTTCACTATTAATTTTACTACTCATTTTAGCTTTCATTAGAGCTTTAAACTCTAGCCAACCAAAACCATAATGTTCTTTTATTTTACGCTCTACGGTCTTTGTACTGCAATCCATGACATGAGCAATAGCTGTTTTACCCATTCCAGTAGAAACCATACTCTCAATCTGTTTGAAACTCAATTCGTCAAACTCAACTTTTTCCCTTTCGACGATAGGTTTTTTTTCATATTTGTTTTTACTTTTAGAATTACTCTTAGGTCGTCCAGCACCTTTTTTTTTATTTTTAGCTTTATCAGAAATCACAATTCAATCTCCCTACCACAAGAAGGACATTCAATTGTTTTACGCTGCTGCAACCCTTCGTCTTCATTTTCTTTTTTATCATCTGAAAGTTTAGAGTCCAAAATATCTATATCAAATCCAATATCGCAAACTTCAAAGTCGTAATTAACATCTTCAACTAGAGAAGTAAGTTCAGGTAATAAGATATTCATATCAAAACCAGTCATAGCGTTTGATTGATTATCAAGCATCACATACTTTTTTTTATCATTCTCACTTAAACCTTCCAAAACAATACAAGGAGCGTCTTCAAAGCCACATTCAAGCAAAGCAATCTTTCTACCATGACCAGCTAGGATTACATCATTCTCATCAATAATCAAAGGCTGAGTAACTCCATATTCTCTGATAGAGTTTTTAATAACCTGAATTTGTTTAGGCGTATGGATTTTAGAGTTGGAAGGAAAATCTTTTAAAGACTTCAAATTCTTAGAAATTAAAATCATATAAACCCTCATTTATAAGTATAATAAACATATAGGAAATAAAGAAAGAAAGAGAGAAGAAAGAGAGGAAGAAACAAGGGAAGGGGATCTCTTACACACTATGTTAGCATACCTGATATTTAAAGTATAAAAAAAGCTGTAGCCTTTATAACTAAAAGGATGCGTCGAATGATGAATAAAAAAAGTGTTGTTTTCTGATATAGATTTTAAGACTCAAAAAGCTAAAAAATAAGGTGTAAAAAAGTTTTTCATCGATTGAGTAGTTGAGTTTGAAAAAGCCGTATAACTATATATAATAGTAAGTTTTTTTTCGTTATTTTTGACTAAACTCTTTGAAAGTCATTGATGATAATGTAGATTTGAGGTATCGTTAAACAAATAAGGAGAAATTATGAATAAACAAGAACTAATAAAAAAAGGATTAATGCCTAAAGATGTTGATAGGTTTCATATTTATAAAAATAAAAATGCCTTTGAATATAAGATTGATGGTAAATACACACTGAAACTTTTTGACGGCACGACACTTTGTAAAGATGTTGATTGGTGCT